TGTCAAACACATGTGGCTTTACTCGTTTACATCCAAAAAATGTTTGTGGCCTAACGTTTATATTGCCGGGAGTTATAGCTTCCCCCTCATCAACAGAAATAAACAATTCTGCTCCATCAGTTAAAACTGTTAAATCTCTTCCGGGGATAAGGTATTCTATTTTGCGAACTTCAGATGTTGCGCAGTTGAAATCTATAGAATCATCATCGGCAGCAGTACCTACATCAAAATTAAAAAACTGCTCTATTTTGCTGGCTACTAACCCAGAAGGTCTTGCTGGCGGCCCATTAAACCATAAACGTCCTTCTCTAAAACAAGTTGTAGAAGGATATCCTCTTAGATCACTAAATAATGGTTCGCCCCAATCTAATGTTAAAGCTGCAGCAGAAGCCGAAGTAGCCGATTTAAGCGTCACAGTTGCGTCTTGTGATCCTACAGTAACAGCGGTAACTTCAAACTCTTTAAATTTATTGCTATCTCCCACATCAATGAATTGAAATCTTTTTCCAACATGGTCATTGTCCCAGAAATCTGTTACTGGATCAGTTGAGTTATTTGTGTAAACTCCGCAAGTTACCGACAATCCTTGCGTATAGTTTCCTCCTGCGTGATGAAACTTTAAATGTACTTCTGGGCGTGTATATTTATGATACGGTTGATGCAATCTTGTTTTGTCTTCATTTTCATCGAATGTAACCGTAGACAAATGGAAATCAGTACTAGTAACTCGCACAAGTTTTTGCGTTGCAACATTCTCATGGCACAAAATCATTGTATCTGCAAATTGCGTAAAATCTAATGTTTTGATTTGCTGTAAAGAATAAGGGGTAGCAATAGTTTCTAACAAGTCCCATGACGGTGAGCCATATATTGTAATTAAATTTGGAGTAAATGCTAATATGTAACTTGTTTCTTCAGAAAAAACGAAAGGGATTAGCCTTCCGTTGCCTTGGAGTTGACCAATCATATCGGAACCGGGGCGTGTAGAAACACCACCTTGTGCTAACTGTCTAAAGTTACGCATACGCAATGCGCCTTGCAGGTAATGTTTAAGGTCTGTTCTTCCTCGCATACGAGGATCTAGTTCTCCACTTGAGAAAGTAGATATTGTTGACATTGCGCGAGACATTAAATAAGCCCTTCATTGCCTGATCTTACACCGCGTCTTGCACTCATCATCTGTCCAGTGTTTAGCACTCTAGGGGAGGATTGCCCACCATCTTGCGCTCTTGCTTTACGGCGGTATGCATCTCCTGCAGCCATCAACATTTTTGATTTAGTTTCATTTTCCGTTAGTGCTAATGCAAACATACTGCCCAATCCGTATATAACAGACATACGAAAATGTGGAGGCCAATTACCTACTGGTGGCTCTACAGTACGATCAACAGAAATAACGCTATTACTATCAGCATCAATAAGCAGTTTGTCACCTTCCATCTCCCATTCGCCTAAAACAGAACGTCCTCGTTCTAATACGTTCCAAACCCTAATTGTGTTGTTTGGTATTTGGAAAACGCCTAACCCTGTTGGGTGCGTTATGCTAGAAATAAAACTTGTTGCTGTTGTTTGGCTTGCGAAACGCCACCGTGTTTCAAAAAGTTCTGCTTCTATCAAATCTTCTAACACAGTATTGGCGACAAGTGCTTGCGTAGTTTGGTCATTAAGTGAAGTAATCGGATTGTCTCCGACCAAAATAAGAGCTGAATTGACTAAATCTATTTTTGTTTTACTCACCGCATCACCTTTTATTTAGAAAAAGGGTGAGCGCAGACAGCGAAAGAGCCGAAAACCGTCCATGCTCACCCAATACCCCGAAGGGATTCTTACCTGCTGTCAGTTGCAGTTATTGCATCCACGTCGCCTGTGTCTACAACACCTGCTGAGTTTGCATTTATTATAACTTGACCAACACCGTCAGATGCTTTGACCATAATAACGTCATTAACGTTAAGAAAATCAGAAGCACCATTGAAGTATCCCGCAGTGTCTACAGTATTTTTTGCATCCGAAGTTGCATACATGTACTGCGTAAACCCTGCACCTTGGGCTACACGGGAAAGCGTATTAAAAGTAAAAGCCATGATAACGTCTCCCTATTCTGTATATTTGACTTCTTCGATACCGTCATTATCAATAATGACAGACCCAAGAGCCAGTGAGCCAACAAACAAGAACGCAGCATATTCGTTCTCATAAGATGGTGTGATTTGTGGTTCAGCATTCATGCCAAGTCCAACTGCAGACCGATGGTAAGCAAAACTTTTGCGTACACCGCCTGCTACATCAAGACCTGAGAATGACCAATACAAGAAACCAAACCAGCGTTTGGCAGTAATACCTGTAGGCCACGGAAGCTGATCTGGGCCAATATAATCAGCATCAGAAAACTGATCGATGCTAATAAGATCGTTCCAACCAGCGGGGCTAACAGGCCAGAATCTCGCACCATCATCAGGAACATCTCTGTCACCCATTCTAGTGTGAACATTCTGCACTTTTGCTAATGTAAGACCGCCAGAAGAAGATTCAGAATCATTTGTCGCTGCGTCCATAGCAGTAACAAGAATTTCGTCAACTTTACGGCCTAAAGCACCAGCGATTGCTTGTACTGTAACTTGTCGCTCATCAATGTTGGTTTTCAACATATCGAGTTTGTCAACAATTTCACCTGCATAGTAATCAGCCATTGTGACTTGAACTTTTGAGTGTCCAAGGTTCATCAATGGTACTTTACCATGACGGGCTTTTTGACCTGCAACGCCTTTGCCAATTTTTGGAAAAGTGTCGTCTTGGGCCGATACCTTTTTCTCGCGTACTGTATTTCGTAGCTTAGAACCCATACGCTGAAAAGCAACGTGTACTTCGCTCTCAAATTGCGAGATAAAGGTGGTATCAATGGTAGGAGCTGCCATTAGATTATCCAATCCTTTAAAATGTTAAACACAAAATACGGTTGTTCCTAGCAGATGGGTTGTTCTGGTTGTTCCTTACGGGCCAGTACCACCATACTTTTGGGCCGATGTTAAAGCTGTATCTAAAGGATAGTTACTTTGTTACGCACAAAAGCTAACAATTCCACTTTCTAAGCGCTTTGTTAATTCTGCTGTTAGGATCTCTTGCAGTTTTTGCACTAGTAAGTTTCTTTTTCATACCGCCCATTCTAGCGCAAAATGATTTTCTTCTGTTAGCAGCTTTACTGCCTTTTTTTAATTTAGACGGTTTTTTAGTTACGGGGGCTTTCAGTTTTCCCCCTGTTTTTTTATTGTAACTAGCGCGACCTTTAGCGTTCAAACCACCGCTTTTATTTTTGCCTTCTTTACGTTGCCATGCAGGAGTTTTAGCCATTATTTTTTCTTTGCAGTTTTTTTAGATTTGTCAAAAGCCTTTTTAGTTGGCGCTCCCGCAGTTCCCGGTTTTCTCATTCGTTCTTTGCTTCCGGCTTTAATTCTAGCCCTTTTTCGGTGGATGTTTGCATAAAGTCCGGGTCTTGCCATTTATTTATTCCTGTCGTTCCATAACTGAAACAAAGTTTCAACTTTTTTAGTAAGATGTTCAACGTCTACTTTTGTTTTTATTATCGCGTAAACCATACCACCCAAAATAGCAAAAGCTGCAATGGCAGTATTCAACAAGTCAAGAGCGCCAAAACTTTCCATTAGCTTCCATTTCCCACCTTTTCCTCGACTAATGTAAATACAGTTCCCAGTGCAACCACGCACAAATGCGTTCCTTTAACAGATTGCCAAGCTGTCCACCGTTCTGTGAATGGATTTGCCGTAATAATAATTAATTCCTGTCTTTGATTTAACCCGCGCATAACCTGTTGTTGCTCCATTATTTTACTAGCTTCTGTTATTGAGCCTAATAAAATACATGTTTGCGCAGGATTTTGCGGGTTTATTTGCGCGGAGGCGTGTTGCTTCCACAATAAAATAACTGCGAAAGCAATAAACAGATACGCTAACTCACGCCACCGAATCATTTTTGCGGACGCATCGCTTTAGTAGGCTTTTTAGGCTTACGTAATTTCGATGTGGGGCCGGGGTATGGTTTAACTTTCCCCCCTTTTTTTGAATAAGGCATAATAAAATTCCTCCGCTATCAGCCATTTTGTAATCGTTCGAACCCTTTTGTAACACGATCTATTAATGTATCGTCACGCACACCCGATGCACCCCAATATTGAGGGCTATTCATTAATGCTTGCAATTCTTCTAAGGTTTCTGTTGCTGGCGCACTTTGCCCACCGTCAACAGTGTTAGCAGAAGATTGTGATACTGACATCATTTCTTCAATTGCTAAAACACCGTCTGCTGTTGTTGCAAGAGAATTTAAGGCATTTCGTGTATTTTCAGACAATTTAGAATCAGCCCAAGCATTAATAGCATCAATGCGGGTTTTGCCGTCTTCTCCCAATTTAGCTAATTCCGCACTAGGATCGGGCGCTGCTGCTTGCATGGTTTCCATATAGGATTTAATTCCTGCTTGGAATCCATCGTTGTCAAGACCCATTGTGTGCGCTTGGGAACGCCAAAATGACAATAAGGGGTCATCCGTTTGGAACTCAACCCCTTCCAATTCTGGCAACGTGTAATCGTCTGCATTTTCTGGACGGTTTGCCAAACCTTCTGCTTTAACCTCTTCACGCAAGTCCTCCATTTTAGAGTGTAGTTTTTGTTCTAAATTTGTGTATGACTCGCTAAAGGTTTGCAAACGTGTTTCGCCTTTATCAGCGTCCCAGAATTTCTCTGGCAGATACTCAGGCCGACTAACTGTTTCTGTCGGGGTTGATTCTGTCGTTTGCTCTGTTGAAGATGTTTGTGATTCGTTCATCTGTTCCATTTTCTGCTGCTTTCAATTTGTTAGAAGTTTCTATTAATTTAATCATATCTGCATACACTGATCTTCGCCCCTCTATGTATGCTAACTCTAGGGCATCAAATGGTGGGTCAAGCACCTGATTAATTAATATAGTTCTAAAATAATCTAATACTATCTCACCATCTTTCGATTCAAAAAAATTTGTAGCTAAATGCGCTACAGTAGTTTTTTCTATTGTTCTTTTCACGTTTATGGCTCTCCACGTTGCTGTTCCAATACTGGGGCTAATTGTCCTACAGTTTCTTGTAGTAATTGCGCTTGCTCTTCTGGTTTGCGTAATAAGTCTAATGGTATTTGTTGTTTTTCTGCATACCATTTTGCAGTTTTATCCTGATCTATCATAACCTGCAATATTTGAGGCCCAAACACAGAAACCATGCGCTGCATAAATTGATCCATGTTTGTAACATCCTGCATACGTTGGGCAGTTGCTAATGGGGATTGCGATACGATAGATATTTGCTTCCCATCAATTGTAGGAATTTGTATCAACCCTTTGTCTTTGAGTATGTATATAACTCGCTGTATTACAGGTTCTACTAATTCCTTCATAAGTCGACCAAAAGCAGGGCCAATTTCATTTGCTAACTGCGCCATTCTTTCGGCAACCTCTGTAGCTGACATTGGCGTTGCTTCGTGAGGTCTACCTAATTGCTGGTTATACAATGCTTTTTTAATATTATGACGCATATCATCAAGCACTAGTTGCCCTACATCAAATCGTGCAGGGGTTTGTAATGGATCAATACGTGATCCGGGGGCGCGAGGAATGATGATTCCCGGTCTAAGATTAATACTATCTGGATTTATCACCCCGTCATCATCCGCTTGCCACATTCCAGTAACCGCCATATCGGCGTTTTCTAGTATAAGTTGCACAGTAAGATTGCATGTGCGTATAGCAGGTAAAGCATTGATTACTGGGCCACGCCCATAGCTTTCGCCAGCAGCTTTACTCCACCTAAATAATATCCAAGGGTTAGAGCCTCGACCTTTGTAAACTTCCTTTGCTATCTCTTGTTCTATAGATGGGATGTGCGCAACAAAATCCCATTGACGCATATTTGGTGTAGATCGATTGCGCATTGTGCTTTGCACTAACTCAATACGATCATTACTTTCGTTTCGTGATTTTATTATCGCCAAAACATCTTCTGGCAAATCAGGGTACATAATAGGAAGGTGTTCTATTTTACAAAACTTGCGATAATGTATATCGTCTATTTGCCCGTCAGGCCCGTCTTCGATTGCTACCTCAGTAAGCGGTATTGCTCTAAATCGCAAAGGATCTATTGCGTCTCCCGGCATGACATGCAATATCCCGGTTCCCACCGCTAAATCATGCAATGCTTCGTTTACTTCTTGGTCAAAATTAGACTGGGCTATGTAATCGAATACTTTTTGTGTAATAGCTTGCAGTTCTTCATTTATTTCTTCTGCTTCCATTGGGTCATCAATGTCGCTACCTGCAACCAAATTAGCCCACCGACTAAATGGAGGCATAAGGCTACTTTGTAACTCTGCAGCAAACTCCGTAACGCCAACTACTGCTGTTTCATCAAATATACGATCTGTACGAGATTGACCTAATTGATCGCTGTGATCAAAACCTTGCCGAGTTGGCATTGTGTAATCATAAGCGTCTTGGAATAACGGCTTAAATTTATCCCTATTGTTGAAGGCAATTTCGGCCTTTTGCTTTACATCTTTAGGGTTCATAAATTATCCTAACAAACTCTTTTTAGCTGCTTGACCGCCTCCCGCTGTCCCTGCACTTAAAAGACTAGCGTAGCCGACATTTCCAGACATTCTAGCAGAACGTAAATTAGCAGCTTTAGCATCAGCTCGCGCTTTCTCTTCTTCTGCTAATCTACGAGCTTCTGCTCTATCTGCGTTTAATTGACCGTCTTCTTTTGGCCCAGATAAAATCTTACCTATTGCTGCCATTATTTTTTCTTCATCATTTTAGGTTTTGCCGCTTTTTTGTTTTTTTTCTTTTTCTTTGGGTCTGGTTTGGGTAAATTGCGAAAAGTTACTTTGAGTCCCATAGTTTAATCCTATTCTGCTGAATCGGTTTCTGAAATTACAAAAGAACGCTTTGCGCCTGCTTTTGTGTACGCACAAAACAACTGAGAAGGCGTAAATGCCCAAGATTTAAACCGTGTAAGGTGTTTTATTGCCGATACACAAGTCGCAATTGGGAAACATAACTTTCTGTATTTTCCATATTGTCTTGGCGCTTTTAATACAACGCTTCCAGAAATTTCAAAATGGGTTAAAAGAGTATCAACCTCTTCTGGAGACAATTTGCTTAATACAAGCCCTAAAAATGACCAGTCATATAAAAACCATTGATCGTCTCTTGGCTCATATCCTAAAGCACACACATGCTTATAAGGGCCACGGCAAAATATATAATCCCACCAGTATTGTTTATCTCGTTTAATAAATACTATATACCACGCCGGAATATTTGTTCCCATTTTTCATTAGCTCTTTTCTTTGGCTGCATAACATGTTTTTGTCTATCAAATGGGTCAAAAAAAGCTTTGCCATTAGCTACTTCACCTTTTTTATGGCCTAGCATTTGTCTAGCTTCGCCTCCACCAACAATAGCGTACTGTAACGCATCATGTACGTGGCTAAATTTGTTTTTATCGGGGGAGTCGTGGTATCTTTCGGTAACTCCACTTGCTCTAACCCGCACATATGAATACCCACCCTCAAACCCGCGTTTCAAGACAGTGCAGGAAGGATCTAAAAGAAATCCTGATTTGCCTTGTATAACGCGAGTGAGTGTCCCGTCTACACTGTCTATCCGTAAACTTGGATCATTGGTAGGTGCTGGGTACGCCTTTAGCCCTGCTACACGCAAAATACTAAACGGCGTTTTTTCGTCTGTTTGCGCCCTGTAATCACCAGAAGGGTCGCCGTAAACTATTACGTTAGATGAAAGGTCGGGGAATTTTTTGGCGATAACGTGTTTTACCTCTTGGGCAAACTTTTCTGCCCCCATATTTGCTGCTACTAATTCTGCTAATATTATCCATCGCCCAGTTGGTAATCTCTGAGCAAAAACGGCTGCAGGGGTTAACCCAAAGTCCATACCAATTATAAGGTCTTGACTGGTTGCTGGTGGAATTGGTTCCTTGGCAACGTGTAAATCTTGAGCGAAATTTGGATAAACCACTTTCCCATCTACTACGTTCCCAATGCGGTTCATAACATAAACATCTATCCATGATTTAGTTTTCCCACTTATCAGTTTTGGATAATACGTATCGACAAGGTTGTGGCGATTTTCAGCATTGTCATTCATCTGATAATCTAACACTTCCCCATCGGGCGCCTTGATCTCTTTCAATGCGCTTGGTTGTGTGAAGAATTTCCAGTCATCGGGCTGTACAAGAGTTAACGCTTCTTCTCTCGTCAAATATTCTGGAAGCGGGACTTCTCCACTCATAATAGCCCACCAATGATCTTCATCAGGAGCGTTTGTGTCCATAACTACGCCATACCATGATGGCCCACCGTCTTTTTTACTAGGGTATCTGCCTACACGCATAGTACAAGCATCAATAATAGATTTTGGAACTTCTCTAGCTTCGTTTATCCATATACCTGTAAATTCGATAGATAACAGCTTTCTTACGTCTTCATCTCTATCTAACGCTAAAAATATAACTTCTATTTCTACATCAGCAAACTTTACAACGTGTGTATACGGGACAGACCATTTGAATACACCAAATATGTCTTCTGGATACCAATCTAGCCATGTTTTAATAGTAGTTGTGCGTAACTGTGGGTTTGTGTTTCTTATCACTCCCCAACGAGATTTTCTTATGCCATTCTGATCGGGTTCTTGCTGGCAAGCTCTGCGCATTACTTCTATGCAGCAACTTACAGATTTACCGCTACCAACAGGGCCACGAACTCCGCGAACAAAAGAATCGTCTTTGAGAAACTCTCTGAGTACAGGCCCGCCCGGTTTATACGAAAAATCGTAGGTTCTAGGTGAGTTGTCCAGCATCGATCAAAGCCTTTAGCTGTTTTTCAGCGACCCTTGGGCCAATTGCTTCAATGACGCGATCCATCTCTCTTTCTGTAATAACGTCTAAAGGGTAATCTTTCATGTGTACTTTGCGAACTACTTGACGCAGCTTTTGCAAATCCTCAAAACTTAAAGAACCTAACCAATTAGAATAATGATATGGCTCGATCTTGGAATAATCTATTTCTGGCATCATGCCTCCTGTTAGAAGTTTATCAGCAGATGTTTCGTTCACTTGTTACTCCGACTCTTCCTCTGGCTCTGGGTCTTCATACCAGTCATCCCAAAGACGATCTGGCATATTTTCCAAATAGCCCAAACGACTTTCTGCATCTGTAAAACGAGCCATCGTTAAAGGATTATTTGCGGCCAAATTTACACGATATTTTTTTACTGGCGTTTCGCTTTCTTCAACAATTGTCTGCAAGGCATTTGTGGAGTCTCCGCTGTCCTTTATTTCGACAACCGCCATTTCATACATCACATCATTTAATAATTTTTTATGCATCTTTTTCAACCCCCAATATGTAAGCGGCATACGAAAGACCGCTTCGTGTTTTGACTACCGTTCCAGCCAATAAGGTTATCAAAGGAGTGGTTAAACTTCGGTACTGGGCTGATTGCATCGACAATCCTCCTTGCACCTTTATAACCGTTCCCCCGACATCAACATCTAAATAATAATCGTTTGGATTTGAATAGGTGTGTTCATGCCCAAAATACACTTCCGCTTTTCGTCCGGCTGGAACGGTGTATAAAATCGTGCTTGCGGTACTACTAGTTGCGGCTACTTGCGTGTCAGGATTAGATCCCCCACCAGAAGCAGTAGGGGCCGCTTGGTCAATAGGAGTTAACATTTTTTATTCCTTTCTATCAGCTACGGTCTTCGTGAACACCCGACAGACGCACGGTTAATTTAGGTGCTGACGGATACGACCTCCCTGCAATGGTTGAGGCAGACGGCGTGGTTTTAACCATATAAAAACGACCATAATAATTTGGTATATTGCCAGAGAAACCAGCTGTTATATCTGTGCCTGTGTCGTTGGCTAAATCGCATTCGTAAACGTGCCATTCAAAGCCAGCCGCAGAGGCGGCGTTTGAAAAATAGGCTTTGCGTCCGTCAAAATATCTAGAACCCGAATTAGGTATACTCCAACTGTCACCATTAGGCTTAATATTGTTATAAATTCTTGCATCCTCAATAATTCCCTGACTTGAATAGGTGTTTGTAAATTTTGAATCAATTTTCAAATGCGTATTAATCTCTGATTCCTCGAGACATATTAAGCCGTAGCCAGAACCACCATTTGGAACGGCGATTACACCAGCGTCACTTGTAGCGTCCAACTCAGCTTGAGTGAAAGTCCCGACAAAAATATTACTCACAGTATTAGGGTTATAATATACAAGCCACCTGCCAAGATCATCGTCATGCGTTACTCGAACTGAGCCTTGATAATTGTATCCAATATTATTTTTTAAAGCCCCCATTGAATACATTCCGGTTTGACCAAAATTAGTAGTTTGGTTTGTACTGTTTCCATTCCACAAACGAACCCATTTCGGGCATACGTTAGCCGTAGCATTATAATTAGTTAACGTTGATGGAAGCTCTGCCATCTGTAGGTAATATTGCGTTCCGAAAGACCAAAAAAAGTATGTCTTTCCGTTATGAGAAGTTATCCCAGCAAAATGATTATCATATGATGTATTGCTGCCAGATGGGGCAGTTCCAGAAAAATTTATTATACCGTGATAATAACTAGCGTTATTACCGCCACCATAAGTGTTTGAACTGGATAAATTAGTGGTTGTTTCATCCGTATCAAAATAACGAATTTTATTAGTGCCTTCATCGTGCCAATAAATGTATCTTTCGCCGTCAAAATACGCTGTTCCATAGCTTGTTTGGTAACGACCAAATTGCGTACCCGTTGCAGCATTATGAATTTCAAATGTGGATGTGCTTGAATTACCGACAGTAAACAGCATTTTCAACTCTACGCCATTTGCGTTAGTGTGAAAAATTGTATGTTGGTACGAATAAGCTGAACTACCGCCTTGGTAACTATTGGTATGGCTCATGCTAACGCTGGTTTTATCAATAGATGTAGACGTAGATATGTCTTGAACGCCAATGACTGAACCTCTTAACTCTTGGCGTGTCTTTCTTGGCTGGGTAGCATTTTCGGTATCAACATGGAAAATTTTATCTTCAAAAGAAATTGTCTTTGCTACTGGTCTTACCGTCAGAGTCGAGTTAGCATCGACCACTAGGTTTCCGCTTACACCAAGCCTATCCTTCTGGGCAATCGTCCCAATATTAACATATTTGCCATTGTTAAAATCAGTTGTTAAACCAACAGTAGCCGTAGCTATAATTGCTCCGACATTAGTATTAGCTCCGTTTGTTGCCTCAATCGATTTGACAACGTAAGCATCGTTAGCCCCACTTTGAATTGCATTCCAAGGAGTTCCAGCTTGAAGCTCTACCGTTGTAAACTCCCGAAACGCAATCTGTTTGATTTGGTCTGCCATATTTTTTCTCCTAACTAAATTTCATTTGGGTAGCAATTCCACCACCTGAACTAATTGTGTTTGTGTTCACCCAAGTTGGTGCGCCCGTTCCTCCGCTTACCAGCATTTGTCCAGACGTTCCCACGGCACTAAACGCTGTCGTATTTGCTCCCGTCTGATATGGAATTACACCAGCAGATCCACCAGAAATCGGAAGATGTGTAGGGATTGTTGGTGTTCCTGTTAAATCCCCGTAAGCTCCTGTGTTGGCAACAGCATGAAGACCAAGATTTGTACGAGCCGCGCTTGCGGTAGATGCTCCCGTCCCGCCATCAGCAAGGGCAAGATCTGTTATTCCAGAGATAGAACCGCCCGTAATCGCCACACTATTTGATGCCTGTGTTGCAATTGTGCCAAGTCCGAGATTTGTTCTACTGGTTGCCACATTATTTAGATCTGACAAGTTGTTTGTAGCGGTCATAAAACCGCCCGTAGCTGTTACCCCACCTTGCCATGCAGAACCATTATAAACTTTTAACTCATTTGCTGTCGTATCGAAGTATAACGAACCGGTACTGAGCGCATCGCCGTCATTGTCCTGTGTAGGAGCCGAGGATTTCTCACCAAGATAAATGTCATCAAAGCTATCAAACGCTGTTTCTGCCGCAGTCTTTGCACTCTCAGCGGCGGTTTTCGCGTTTTCAGCCGCAGTTTTTGCAGTTTCTGCATCCGTCTTATGTTGCCCCGCTGTACTCGCGTGACCAGAAGCCGTAGATACGTGGTTTGATGCTGTACCAACGTGACCCGAGGCCGTACTCGCATGACCCGATGCGTCCGATGCAGATTGGAGGGCTTCTCCCGCTTTGGTAACGGCTGTGTCCCTAGCAGTTTCGGCAGCAGTCTTCGCAGTTTCCGCGTCTGTTTTTGCCTGATTAGCCTGAGAAAGACTTGTTCCAATTGTCGCTACATCAGCAGCAGCTTTTGCAGCATGATGCAAAGCAGAAAAACCTGTAGTTGTACCATCAGATAACGTGTATTGAGAATCTTCAGCGTTTATTGATAATTTAACTGCGTCAGCTTGCGCATTTGTAGCAAGTGTTGCTTGGGTTGTTGCAGTTTGCGCTGATTGAGAAGCATTAGCCGATTGCGCTTGCGCTTCTGTAAGCAGTGTAGGAGTTGATATT